CTCATTTTACTAACTCCTTAATTTTTTCATATTCAGTTAAAACTACTTTTCGCCGTCGTCTTCCTGGAGAAGTTCAATCAAAAGCTTTTGTGAGACACCAACGGAACGAATGCCACGTTCTTTCGCAATTTCCTGCAAGTCTTTATATCCCAGAACTTGATAGTCAATATCAACTTTGACTTCGGCTTCTGTTTCGACAGCTTTTTCACTATCGTCTTTTAAGTACAAAGCTTCAATCAATTCGATTCTGGAAAGACCTGCTACTGGAATTTTACGCAGCTTGGCCATGTCTTGAAGACTCCGCTTATCTAAATCCTCATAAGTCGATTTCTTAATGACATCATCAGAATCGACCGGAGGGGGTGGGCCTTGGGGTGGGGGATTGCCTACAAAATTAGATCCTCTCTCAGACACAGCAACTTCTGGATAAGTTTTGAACAACTTAGCCATCTCTTCATTACTCGTACCTCTCACACCATCTCTTTCCATAAAGATATACGAGCCATGTCCATCAGGTAAATTCCTTGAAGGACCGTAATTACGAATCACAAAACGTTCCATTGGTAATCTCCTTTCAATTTATGCTGTAATTAACTTTTCCGTTAAGACACAGGCATTGACGTTTTCAATTGCGTTATCTGCCCGCATACTGTAGAACCAATAAGTAGCTTCATCGGCTGCTACTCTCTGAGCCTCAATTTTCAACTGCCGATAAATACCCATAATCAGATTGCCTCGCGGAGTGAGCAGGCAATCGCCGTAGACACCACCGCCAAGAACACCAGCAGCGGACATCGTCATAGCCATATTCGGGCAACTTACAATCGGCACTGTTCCATACTGAATTGGACTGCTTCCGAGAATGGCACTATCACCGAGAATTGTAGCTCTTGCAGATAAAGCATTAACATAGTCTTGAGTTATCTGGTCTGAGTTGAAAAATCTCAGATTAGCCATGCCAACTTTCTTGTACTTGGAAGGCAGTCTCTTCAGCATCATGGAATATTTGAATTCCCAGTTGTAAGGAGCAGCACCATTTTGCTGCCCGATTAAACCTGCCAAAGCGAAGTCATAAGCATGACATCTCCACGTGACAGTACCATCAACAACGGTGCCTCCAAGTGCCGTAGGCCATACAGGTTCAGCAGCAGCCGTTCCAGCGACAGAGCAGATGTAGACAAAACCATTCGGTGCAGTAGGATGACAAACTGTGCCTAAAGCTACTGCGACTGCTCCGGGGTAAGCCGCTTCTGCCAGGGCTGTCATGAGGGTTGCTCTTCCAGATACATCGTTGTAATGTGTGCTGAGATATCCCGCCTGAGCCTGACTACATACTATCCGGTAACGCCATCCATCGAACAGGCTTCGAGTATCTGTAGCAGCAAAACCGCCGATAGCAGCAGTATCACCAATCCAGAAAATCTCATCAAGCTCATTTGCAATTTTGCCAGCAACCATCCGCATGACATGATCTGCAAAAGCATTACCTTCGATATTATCTTCCAGGTCATCGTCATAGATAGCAACACAACCTCGCATCTTCTTGGCGATTAGAGGAATCTTCTGATCGGACAGAGTCTTCAGATAATCCGCAGCAGTAAATGTCGTTCCCGGATACAGGAATCGATTGTCACCCAGACCCAATGCCCGTATGTTTTTCGTTTCCTTGTTCATCCTGACAATACGAGCACTGTTTTTGAGCACGGATTCATCAACTATATAATCAATGAATCTGTCTGCCTCTTCTGCTTCGAGCACGATAGCAGGCAGACTAACCATTTTCGAGAATGCCTGCTTATTGGCGGGCATCATTAAACGTTTATTCGTAAACATTTCTTTAACTCCTTAATGAAGTACAATTTTGTTTTTCTTTGTTGTCATTCTTACTTTTACTACTCGTCGTCATCCGGGCCAACTAAGCTGGGCCATTGACCAATTTCCCTGCCCTCACTATCTTTCTGAACTTCCTTAGTTGTACTATCCGGAGTATTGTCGAGGCTCTTCTTTTTCGTTGCGGGCTGGCCTTCGATGACTTTGAGCCTGTCAGAAACCTTTTCAAGCATCTTGCCGATTTCGGTTACCTGATCCGAAGCCTCTTTCTGCTCCAGCTTGGCCGTAATATCAGCCATCGATTTATTCAAAGCTTCAACTGTTTTTTGCAGTTCGGTGGGCTCATCCTTATCCGCAGACTTTTCACCTTTCAGAATGGCAAGAGCATCTTCGGCCTCTTTAATCTTCTTTGCCAGTTCTACCTGCTCGGGTTTGTCCTCAACCTTTTTCTCGACAGGCTGGGCATATCCCTGAGAGGCATGAACCGATACCAGGCCAATCGCCTTGGCAAGTTCCACAGGATACTCTTCTTTGAATTCATTGATAGTTGTCAAAGCTTTTTCAAGCTCCACGATAGTCGCTTCGTTAAGTTCGGACTTCTCAAACTTAACTTCTTTGTCGCCAAACAAACTCTTAATTAATTTTGCAATTCTGGGATCCATTACATTGTCTCCTTTTGTGAGGTAGAAAGTTTCAGTTCGTGAAAAACCATCGACAGATTCGACAAGTTTGGAATAAGAACAATTTACAGAAGCTTCATTATCTGAACCATCCCAGATACTAAAACTAAAACTTTGTAAATTGTCTATCGTATCTCCATTTACTATTATCGAAGTGCCTCCTTTCGAACCATCGCTTTCTATCTCTATATTAACATTGGTTTTCATTACCGAGAGAGAACCGTCACCGGGCTTCCCTTCTCGTTTGAACATTAGGAAGGGTCTTAAATTTGCCGGACTGTCAACCAGCGACACTTCCTTGAGGTGAATGTCTTTCATTTTTCTACTTTTTAACATTAGCAAAACCCTTTAACCTGTTCTTGCGTAACCTGCCATTGAATACCCAGTCAACTTCCCTTTCTTGATTGCCTTCCAGATTTTCTTATCAAGTATCCTGGTGACTAATACCCACGAACCTTTCTTGACTGACTGTCCTTCAATCTTAAAGTCTACGGGGGCTAAATAGTTCTCCAGTATCCTTACCTTGACATTCGAACCTTTATGCATCACTTTGAAAGTTTGTACTTCTTCCATAAACTGGTATGCTGCTTTACGGATTTCCTCGGCATCTGCTTCGTCACCTTGAGAATCTTCTTCATCCGGCTCATACACAATACCGTAGACAATGTGCTCGTCCTTATCAGCTTCCTTCAGGACGGGGATAATCGGGACAATTCGCTCAAACTTCTTTTCACCAAGTTTCAAGGAATTGTCCTTTTGCATTTCTACTTTTTCTATTTTGCTCACCGGACGTAAAACTTCTTCGAATAACGGAATACAACTGCCATTAAAATCTGTCGTATAGATAAACACGCAAGACCTGTCAAGCTGCTCACTAATCATATCAGTGACAGATTTCTCCAAAGTCTTATTGGGCTCATCTACATCAGAAAATATAATAACTTCCATTTCATCAAGACTATCATTAAAGTCCTGTTTCACAAATACAGCATTCTTATTAATAACAATCGGAGTAAATCGGGCAATATCCAATCCCGCCTTCTTTACCTCTATTGCTCTCTTGAATGCTTGCTTATCTATGCCCTCCGTACTGTGCTCTAAATCTCGTTCACGCATTACCTTCAGCAACATTCTATATTTAGTGATTAGGTCATTGCGATTAAGACTACCGACTACAACTTCTTCGTTCTTCTGGAAATGCTTATTCCATAATCCCATAAATCGTAATCTAAGCACGTGCAATTCTCTATCGCTGGCTTTTACCAATTGCTCCCGTGTTAAATCTTCAATACGTAGTTTTTGTTTATTGAACATTATTTACCACCTAATCTGTGTATTTGTTTTTTAGTCCTTTTTCTCGAAGTAGGATTCATATCCCTTCTTAGAGATTCCTGTAATACTTCAACATGATTAGATTTGGAATCAGCTACATCGCTTGCAGTTTCTGCTGTCTTACCTGCAAGTACAGGTAATGGGGCACAACGACAATTTGGGTGTACAGGGATTATAATATCAGCTTCTTGTACAGAGTATATATCACCATTCTTAATTTCACATATCTCACAGGCACCCGGAGATGCTGAAAATTCAACTTGCTCAACTCCTACTTCCTGCAAGCCCTGAACGTAACCAATATTCTGGGCTCTTGCTGTTTCTGTCCTTGCTATTGTAGCAGCACGGCGTCGGTGAGTCTTATCAGCATACCGCTGAACTTTCCTATTGATATCCGTCTGAGTTAGCTTCGGAAACTTGCCCTTGTCCTCCAAGAGCTTTCTGTAATTCATTATAGATTCAGTTTGGTTCTTTGTGAGGCCAATTAAAGGACGAAGTTCCCGAGCTATCTTCGGCATTGACTTACCGTCTTTAATGCCGGAAGAAATATAAGACCGAATTCCAGCTTTAGTACCCTCATTTACTTCCCTGACTAACTTTGCTGTGAATTTATCCGCTGCCTGAACTGCTTTAACATTCAGAACACTAAAAGTACCCGATACCCTGAACATCCTGAATGCTTTGTCCCCACCCGATTGAATAATCTTTATTGATGCCGGTTTAATAATGTCCTTACCTTCCTCCTCAATATACTCCCAATCCGTTAATTCAGATGTAACGGATTTTGCATACTTAGTCCCCAAGTCACGGCGAATCTGTTTATTGATAAAGTAAAACCAACTACGCAGAGCGATTAGCATTATTCTTTCGTTCCTAACCGCCAGCCTCGATAAATCGCTTTGTATTGTTCTAACTTTTATCATCTTTGGTTTTCTTTTCTTCTGTGCTCGTCAACTTCATGCTCGTGGCTTCTTACTCTCATTTCACGATCATCTTCGTCAATATCCTTTACAGATTCGCATAGCTTCATTCTTAAATCAGAAGCTCTTATAAGCTGACTACCAATCTGTATTAAAAACATTCTATTCTTCCTCACGTTCTTCAGGCTCGCCAACCTCGACAAGATTTGAAGCCACATAAAATCTATCACCTTCGGGATATTCTTCTTTAGCCAGCAATTCTATCCTGGCTTCATTCGGAGTTTCTATTGCAGAGCCTACAAGCTTAACATGCTGGTCTACTTCAGCACTGTAATTACGCAAATCGATATCATTAAATTTGAATTTATAAATCTCAGATTGTAATAGCTTATTGTTTATGATTTCTTCCATATCCTGCTGCAAAGGCTCGACAACACTCTGCACATATACCTTCATCGCTTCCTCAGCAACATTGCCTCCGAGCTTGCCTGTTATGCGAACACCTATTCGTTCGGGAGGCATGGAATACGCCATCATGATATTATTGCGGCGTTCCTGTTCGTATAATCTGAATCCAGCTTCTTTCGGCTGGTCTCCTGTCAGCGGTTCATAATTAAATGCAACCTTTTCTCCTTCAGGCAAAGTCATCACTAACGTTTTATGAGCATTCGTAGTTCCTTTAATCTCGTTTTCTATGAAATGCTTTATCTTGGTTTCCGCTCCTTCTGACCACTCCCCTTCAAGAGTGACTATTGCGGAAGGGATGCCATAATTCTGGAAGAACGCTAAATTATAATCACGCTGGCTGATTGCTCCTATGACATCACCGATAGCAGGCAGTACATCGGGAGCACCATAATAATCGGACAGCGGGTAATAGTTTTTATGATATATCAATTCATTAGCTTTATCACCTGACCCTTCCCCTTCAAAAGACCCTTCCTTCCCGGTCTTTGAATCAATATCCTGTTCATAACCGAACTTCTTAAACCATACTTTCTTCGCATCCCTTACCTGGCAATATTTGTCTTTGCTCTGATGCACTTTTATAGTATGGGCAGGAACGTGATACACCTCTGCTATACCCTCACCTGTTTTATCCCTGATGACTTCCATACTAAAGCAGCCTATTATGCCGTAGTCGATAAGTAATTCCGTTAGTATATTACGGAAAGCTTTATCAGGATTAGGATGGTCTAAAAAAGTATTTATTCTCTCAAGTTCTGGCTTGTTATCTGCTTTATCTTCCCTCAATTGTAATGTCCAACCAAGCCCGGCCACGTCAATAGCAATCTGCCTGACACAGCGGGCATATACAGGATTAGATTCAGATAATACTAAAAACGCAGTAGGAGGATATGGTGGATTGATTAAACCATTCTCTGCCATCCACTTCTGAGTTTCTTTTAATTGCTTGCTGGCGTTCCTCTTTGATTCACTTTGCACTTTAAGAAATACATCGTGACTATAAATCCCTTTACTCGTTATTACAAATGCATCACCTTTTTTCTTTTCTTTAGCCATTAAACAATTGCCTTTATTAAATCTAATCCTGTAAAAGCCTAACTCTTTTTCATTGCCCCTGGCGGGGTATAACACTACTCGGTCTTAGCTTGGCGGACCCCTTCATCCGGCGGGGATTGGTCAATCATCGCATCAACTACCGCACCTGTAGCGGTATCAGCAAGAACATTAGCATTGTCTCTGTGATCGAGTGTTTGCTTTGCTGCAAGGTTGGCATTCTCAGACATATTAGCAAGAGTCTGGACTATAATCGTGTGCAGGTCTGATCTTTCACCCCTACACACTCGGATAGTCTCAAGACTCTCTTGCTGCATTTCATCATACGTTCGTTTCAGATTAGTCTTCCACGCCTCATCCACTCTTACATCTCTGTCTACTTCTTTGTTTGTTCCTTCACCAGCCATAATACTTTCCCTTTCAAAATGTGTTAATATTGATTAGTTATTACAAATACATTATATTTTCTCAAAAAGTAAAACCAGTCGTAGTACCACAAGATGTAGTTGCATAATTTATATCCATATGAAACCACACCCTCACAGGCACAGGTTGCTGTCTACGTGGCACTCTTCTTTTCAATTTCGTTTTGCCTGTAAGCAATTCATAAGCAGCAACTAATTCTTTGAATTCTTTTTCACTCCCACCTTTATCCGGATGCAGTAATTTAGCTTTATTGCGATAAGCCTGTTTAATGTCACTTAACGTAATCCTTTTACTCGCATCCAAACCTAAAACAGCAAACGCTTGAAATACTTCCATCATGCCGCCACCCTTCCTTTCCTTCTCGGTCTCAATACTGTGTATAGAATATAACGCAACGCATCCAACGTATGGTCGTTCTTAGCTACAGGCACATTAGCGGGGTCTTTCGAAGAAGTCCCTTCAGGATAATGATACATAGCCATTTCTTTTGCAGTATGCTTACAATTATTGAATATGTATAAACTCGGCTTACCATTTAATTTGATTTTAAGCTTACTCTGCACAAGTTCGATACCACGGCTGAGCGAACCTGGATTCTTTCTCGCACCTTTTGCAGGAATACCCCCTCGTTTCAAATCAATGTGTATCTTCTCAGGATCTTCAGTATCGGCATAAGTCGCTATATAATCTTCATGAACACTCCTCGCTTTAATATTTGCAATATGCTCCTGAATACCTGCCTGAGTTTTATAGTATTCTCGATATACATACCAGTTCTCATCCTTATCCCTTGCCACCCATAAACATGCAAAAGGATTATTATAACCAAAATCAATCCCACGATACCGTTCCCAATCATCTGGAATCTTAAATGGTTTTATGACATGAGTTTTACGAATAAAGGTTTTATACACAGCACCATAAAAACTGGCGAATAGACCTTCGATTCGAGGAGCCTGTACTTCTTCAGGCCATTCATTAATCATATCGTCTATCCTAATATCATCTATGAAACCTCCTTTGCTCGCACGGTTGTCATTCAGATTAAAATAAAATACTTCATCGGTATCCGGCAAATCCTCTATCCGCTCTTCCAAAAATGCCTGTGGTATAATAGGTGTCATACTCCAGCTAAGATACCCGTTACGCATCATCAGTCTTGCCTGTGTTTCATTAAAAATGCCCTGGAAGTCATGTAAACATTGCTCATCGTAATAAGCTGAATCTATCGACCTGCCTTGAAACAAACTCCTGCCTTGTTTGAATGCTTTGAATTCAATAACATGGCCCGTATCTAAATAAACTTTATTGGGTACTTTATTCTGCCCGTAAAGAATATGCACAATATGATGAGGTGGTATCATCTTCTGTAAATAATCTTCCCATAGTATATCTCGCACCATTTCCCATGTTTCAATTGCTGCCCAATGAATACCTTTATCAATTTTCCTGAATGGATGTATATCTAAAACAGTCATGGCCAAATCCATCATATTGTTATATGTCTTGCCCGACTTGTTACCCCCGAACATCCAACGAATAGAAGCCTGCGATTTGAAGAAAGCACGCTGATCGTCATTAAGCGGTCTGTGTATCGCTATGAGTCTGCCTGTATATTGAATTTGTTCTATACTAAGCATTATGATGATTTCGTATTTCGTCCTGAATTGCTTCTGCTACTTCTGGTGATACTATAGTTTCTAAACGACCTGACATTTCTATTGATCTTAAAGCAGGGAGGAAGCGGTCAATCAAATGTAACATCACTCTCGGATCTTCATCGTGAAAAGCTCTTCTACAATACTCAGCTAAAATAGTTTTCTTTTCTTTCTTCTCTACCTTTTGCAATTCATGAAACAAATCAGCAATGGAATATTTATTCGCAGTTCCTTTTGGACGGCCTGCCGGATTACCACTCTGCCCTTTCTTAAAACGATGTATAGGTTTTTGTTCTGATTTGTTCTTAACAGATGTTTTTATTTTACTAACGATATGCTTCTTTTTTGGATGACTCTTTTTGGAATTGGAATTGGAATTGCTTTTGATTTGTTTTTTATTCTTAATTTTTTTTACCATATAAGTCATTCCTTACGTTATATGGCTTTATATTATTAAACTAAGAATAGAGAGATGTAAAGGTTAATTGTTAAAAAAGTTATATCTTTAATTAATAAATCCTTTGATTACAAGGACTAAAAATTTTATGAATTATCTTTTATTTCTACAGCCTCTGTGAACTGGCTTTGGCATTCCAGCCTCTTTTGTAATTTAACAGCATCTTCTTCTGAATAAGCAGCGGGTGTGTTTATATCACTGATACGTTCTTTTATCCATAACGGCTTATTACCTTTGTAGCCTTGTAGAAGTAAACCTGTCTTTTTATTTCTTAAGTGGTATAGCATAATTTATATTCCTTCCCGTAATATGTTTAACACAACCTCAATCCAATTTCTATCTACCATGTCACAACATTTAAGTTGCGTTTCTAATATCCCTATTGCTTTCTGATTTGCATTATACCTCTTCGTTAGTAAATCTCTTTGCTGATTTATTATTTGTTGTTTTGTTTT